TCCGTTTACCCACCCACCTGGGCGGGGTCTTAAATTCGGTCGCGTCGGTCTCTGCTGCATCTGCGGCTGCACTTGCGGGCGATTCTCGATCACTCGCGGCGCTGCCGCCTCTACTTTTCGATTCGGCAAAATCATCGGGCCACCACGACCGATATACGCCGCATAAGCGTACACCATGCAGTCGAGTGCCTCGGTGCGTGCGCCCGCTGCGCGCGGCTTATATGAGCGCACGCGACGGCCCTGCACCATCCTGTAAATCAATGTCTCGGCGGTCAACTGGTCAAAATAAACTTCGTCGACCGATGCGGGAAAATGAATGTATCCCGCACCCGGCTCGGTGACACGCTTTAGCCTTCCGAATAGAACGTCTTTTGCCGTGTCTACGCCGACAATAAAAACCTGCGCCGAGGTTTTGCCCGCCTTGCCTGCGTGCTTCGGCCAGATCAACCGGCCAAACCCGCCCGCTCCCTTGATTGCCCACACGCGCCGAGACTTTCGCTTGGCTGCGTATCCGTAGACCTGTTGTGTAAAGTGTCCGCCCGAGTCAATCGCGCACGCTTCGATCAGCATCGGCGCGCCGTCTTCTCTTGATCGTGCGCGCTCTAGGAATGCGTCGTGATCTTTCCACAGATCGTCCGAGCCGGGATCACCGCGCAAGATCGCGTGCTCTACTAGCCACGCTTCCTCATCTCGCCCCCACGCCCACACGCTGCACTCAAGCCGGTCGTCCTGCACGTCCGTGCCGACAGTTAGCATCAACGCGCCAGCAGGAATCGTCTGCGATCCGTACTGCTCGCGCCTTGCTGCTAACCCTATAGCCTCGACTTGCTCGCCCTTTTCCTCGAATGTCTCACCGAGCGCCGTGTTGATCCACGTTTGCAGCGTTTCGGGAAATCGTTTGGCCGCGACAAATGCTACGGCCATTTCCGACCATGTAGACCAAGGCGAGTACAACTCCGAAATATGAAACGATGCAATCCCGCGAAACTCTTTCGTGCCGCGCCACTCGCCCTCGCGCAGCATCTGCGTCTTGTCTGCTTCGGTCAGCAGTACGCCGCACGCGACGCACGCATATTGCGCCGCTTCGGGCTGGCCCTCCGGCCATCGCACCTGTGCCCACACGAGCCGCTGCGACTCCCCGCAATGAGGGCAGGGCACAAAGTAAAACCGCTGATCGCCCGACTCGAACCCAGCCTCTATTCGGCTTGATCCCTTAATGGTCGGCGTCGATCCTGCCAGCACTTTACGATTCCAGAATGTCGCCGTGCGCTTTCGGCCCAGCGAAATCGGGTCGCCCTCGGTGCCCGCGCTCGCTGGGTATCTGTCCACCTCGTCAAAGAGCACCACGCGAATCGGACGTGATGCCAATCCGCTCGGGCTGTTCGCACCGGCCACCGTCAGATGACCGCCCGCGAATTTTTTATGCAGTAGCGTGTTGCCCGTGTCGCGCGACTTCGGATCGGCTATGCGCTCGGTTAATACCGCCGTGTCGCGCACCATCGGTGCGAGTCTGTCCTTGCTCCACGCCTCGGCCATCTCGAGCGTAGGCTGCACCAACAGCATCGGTGCCGGGTCTTGGTGGACGTGGTAGCCGATGACGTTGTTTAGGATTTCAGTCCAGCCGACCTGGGCGGACTTCATCACCCAGACTTCCTTCACCGTCCCGTCGGTGATGGCGTCCATGATCCCGCGTTGGTACTCCGCACGCGCCGTGCGCCAGTAGCCAGGCTCTGCCGAGGATTCGCTAGACAGTCTCCGGTATCTGTCCGCCCACTGACTGATCGTCAACTTCGGCGGCGGGCGAAGCGTTTTCATTATCGCTGCCCGAATCGTCCGCGAGTTCAGACAGCGCGGCGTAGACTTCTTCTCGGATACGCTCTGCAATGACTCCTGCATCTTCAATGGCTACCAGTTGTGGGCCTAGTTTTGAGGGCATGGAAAGAAACTTCGAGCGGACTGCTGCGAGGACGTCGCTCCAAATGGCGATCATCTCTTGCGCGTCCATCAACTCTCCGCGTCTGACGCGGTTTTCCGTTTCGACCTTTTCGGCTTGCGCTGCGGCCAGTCGCTCGCGCTGGTTCGCGTGCTCGCGCTCGGCGTCAGTGCCGGTCGTGCGATTGATGAACCATTGCACGAACTCCTGCGCGTTGTACGTTCCGTCTGGATTGCGTGGGCCATCGGCCCAATCGCGCACGGATCGTGACGTAACGCCGCAGATCCACGCGATCTGCTGCTGGTTTAGGCGCTCGAGTTCGACGTCGGCTTTGCCGCGATTAGCCACGATTGTTTCTCAGAAGGAACTTTGTAAAATTTTACATCTAGGAATGTAACGGGGTTCGAATTACCCCCAATAGCGAATGTGTCTGGAAGTACCTTTGACCTTGGCTATGGTCGTTGAAGTTCTGAAAACCAAAGAGCATCAAGGACATACGATGACTTTGCATTCCCTCTGACATCATCAACTCTGCTTTGATATTCATGCAACTTTGCTTTTCCTAACTTGATCGCGCGCTTGATCTCTCGAAGTGTTGTGTACCTAACGCTTTTGAAGTTTGGGTACTCAATATCAAATATCAAAACAATATGCGGATATAACTTGGTGTAACGCTCTATATCCTTTACGTTGAGTGTGATTGCTGTATCCGGTGATATTCCGTATCTATCTGCTGTTCTGAATTGAGTTCTAATCGTTTTTAAGTCAGCAGGCTGCATGATATAAAAATCATGTGCAAATGGGTTTGTTACTTTTGATGGATTTGGAAACACAACAACATTTGATTTGAAGGCAGAGCCAGCAAACCTTTGCTCCGCCTTTTCTCCCAACTCACACCAAGCCTGTTTATCCTCGTTACTTATCATGTTCTCTTGGTCGCATCGGCCAGCGCATACCCTCTCTCGAAGTTTGCCCGCAGTCGTAGCGCGATTGTGTCTCGAACGATCCTGTCGAACTGGAGCCGCACCTTATAGGTCGGCGGCTTGTCAACGTAGATGAACAACGGCCGCAGCGTCTTGCCGAAGCCGCTCGTTAGTCTTTCATAGATGCCCGGCGCGAGGTGTTTGTTCTTCTCGCGCTTCGGGTAGACGTTGAAGATCGGATACTTCGGCAGTGCCTTGGGCTTGAGAAGTTTCGTTACTCTCGCTTTCGCCTGTTTCGCTGCTTGTTTTGATGCGTCCTGTTGCTTTCGCTTTATTGGCCCGACGCTTAGAGCGCGTCTTGGCTTTTGCTTTCCTTTTCGCGCTCGCTGGAACTCATCACCCACGCCAAGTTGCGACATGATGCGCGTGTAATAGCCTGGCGGTACGTTGCCAAAAGCATCGCGCGGCGCAAGGTTTGTAGGGATAGCAAAGTAACCGGGCGGCATCAATCCGTTGTGGATCAACATCCGCTCGAATGCTGTATTGCGTCTCGCTCCACCTTGAACCTGTGCGCGCAGATACTTGTCCGGTGTTCCGCGCTTGCTGTTCTCTCCGCCACCTCTAGCGTATCCGTCCTTGAGTTTTACTGTCGCCTCAAGCCGTGACTTGGTAGCAGGGCTAACGAATGTCCCATTCAGCGTGAACGGCTTTGGCCGGTCGAATGATCGGCGCATATCGTCAACGATACGCTGCTGCGAATCCTTCGCCGTCTGCGTCAGAGCATAAGCCGTAGCAAAAGGGACTTGATCCTTTCGCAAGCCCTGTAAGTATCGCTCTGCGTTCTTGAGGTCTACTCGGACGTCGATCTGCATACATGCCCCGGTGGTCGGCCTTTGAGTCTAACTAACCCTGTGCAGTGTGCCGGTCGGAGCGTCTGGGTGCATTCGCCCCAGTCTGCCCGCTTATATCAACTTTTCGGGGCACTGTCTAGTGTCTCTGCAACTTTTCGTTCGGCCGTCTCAACTCGGCGCATAAGGGTGCGCCTGCTGATCTTCAGACGCTGTGCCTTCAGCCATAGCGGGCCGGTGCTGACATAGTAAGCGATCAGAGGCTGCTTCCACGCTTGGGCAAGCCTCGCGACCGCCTGCTCGGTCTCTAGGATGTCATCGGGTGCCAGCCCTGCGCCCGATCCCTTGCCGCCTGTGTTGGCCCAGGTAAATGCCGCTGCGGTTGGGTATCCCGTCACTGGTCGCCCCCTGCACCATCGCCCCCACTGGCTCAACTTGACTCGAGTGTATTCGATCATTTGAAAAGCCCCAAGGTTAATTCTGCCGCCTCTATCCTTGCGTGGGCAATTTTTAGATAGTCATGTTCGCGTTCTATGCCAATAAAATTGGCCCCTTCTAATTTAGCGGCCTTCCCCGTGCTGCCGCTTCCCATGAACGGGTCGAGGACAACGCCATTGGGCGGGGTGACAAGGCGGCATAGGTACTGCATCAAGGCGGTAGGCTTGACGGTGGGGTGAATATTTTTCCCTTTTGCGCTTTGCATGCCGCCAAGATGATTTTTCTTGTTGTCCATATCTCTGCCTTCGTTGTTGCCCTTAAATACAACACGCTCTTGAAAATCTTTTAGCCCCTCATCCCGGTCGGCCTTACTCGCCTTCGCGCAGTAGAAGAAACGGGCGGCGGAGCCGGAGTCTTTGGTGCCCCCGACAATGCGCTGTCGCTCTGCTTGTACGTGTCCACCACCGCTGAATATTGACTTGTCGCCGCCCTCTCGCC